CCGAGAAGATAATTACGTGTGCCGATTCTCTTCTGGAAAGGAGTAAAGTCAGGTGCAGGTTCTGTCTTCAAAGCACTTTCTGGACTTGCATCAAAGTCATCAAGAAATTCAGTGTAGGGTTGAATCGGTAACAATCGATCAGAACCTCTGACGAATTGTTGAACAAGAGACGATTCATCCCCATACGCTCCTCGCAACGTCACCGGTGTTTGTGGTCCAGCAAGTCCTGCTTTTTCATATAAATTTGCTCGCCAATATCTAGAGCCTCCTGGCTTGACTCTGCTCTCTACTACTGGTGTCAACTGAGAAACAGAACCAAAGGGCTGCTCTTCATCAAGAATCGCTTGCTTGAAAGTAGAGAGAGTCGTATCTTTTAAACCTGCAGGCAACTCGTATCCCTGTGATTGATAGTAAGAAGGAGTAGCAAGGATGCCATCAGGTCTTGGCACTCTAGCGCGTTGTTTAATATCCTCAATTCGCTGCAAACCTCCTTTTGTTAAGGGTCCCGTAGGCTGCTGACCAGCATCAATCTGGGTTTGTGCTTCCTTACTGTTGATGAAGTTCCCCACATCTCGCATCTCAGCCGAGATCTCTCTTTCTTTTACGTCTTTTGTATTAGGCGTAATTTCAAAACCATAATCAACCGCTTGACCTAAGGGAACACGGAAGTCCTTTAAAAATCTCTGCGCTGCAGCAGTGGGTTGGGCCTCGGCGGGGAAAGGTAAAGTTTCGAACTGTAATTGATATGGACGTTTGGAACTAGGATCTACTGCACCCTCCATGTCAATCATTCGTAGCTCTTCCCCGGGTAAACTAAACAAATCATCCGACTCAATTTTTGGCCTATTTATAATAGGCCTTTCGCCAGGTAAATCTCTTATAGCATCGAATGTTTGATTTATTACACCGCCTGGTGTTGCTGGTATGCCCTTCCTACCGATTACATTACCCTCACCATAAAAATCCAACAACTCTTGATCTGTTGTTGTGGATCTTAAGTAGTCCGTGACACCCTGATCAAAGCGATCACGAAAATTTTTCAATAACTCTTGCGGTGTTTTAGGTGCCATCTTAAAATTTTAACTCAGACATATTGTTCGTAACAGTGCTCTGGCGTCCTAGCCCTGTAAAGGCGTAGAACATACCAACGCACCGAAGCATTCTCTTTCTTCTGGTAAAAAGGATCTTGATTTAGACGCTCTACAGCTGCCCAGTAATGATCACAATCCATACTCCAAGTCGACGTTGTACCTAGTTGCAGAGCTAACAAAACAACTAGGAGAAACTTCATGCAGCCGCGACAGAGAGGGTGACTAATGCAGCAGTACCACCAGACTCAGACACAAAGCGAGGACGCACGAACTTGACGGGACGACCTGAGACACTAAAGACAGACTGACCGTTGGCCGAGATAGTTTGAGGAGCGATAATCTGAGCGAAGTTGGTGCCGTCAATGCTCCCGTCCAGCTGAACAACAACATTGGTGTTGACGTTGCTGACAGTAACAATCAAAGTGTAATCTTTTGTACTAAGTAAATTATTCTCAGCCACCTGAGTAAGAGTGCCAAGTTGTGGCGAATCTAACTCAGTATCTGTGCTGAAAACGGTATCCCTAAATTGGTAACTTGCCATCGTAATCCTCGGTTAAAACTATTCTAAATTAGTTAGCTGTCGCTATCTTTAGCCTTCTTCAAAGTCTCTAGGATCACACCAAGCTTCTTTGCCTGGTTAGCATGCGTCCTCGATGCTTTCTCAAGCTCACCAATGATCGCGTCAATTTTTGAGTGTACTTTAGTCATCCTTCTTCTTCTCGTACTCCTTTCGAGTCATCCACTTCTCCTTACCCCAGCGTTTGAGATCTTTCTGTTTTTTACTCTTGCCACCTTTGTAGCCTCCGCCTTTCTCCTTGTAGGCTTTGGCTAACATCTGGGCTTTACGAGCAGACCACTGACCGGGTTTACCGCCTTTAGAACCAGCCATAATGCGGTCCTTGATGCGCTCACGCATCTCAGGCTTGGTGTAGCGAGAATCATCTTGTGCCATCTCACTATCATAAATTAAACACACATAAAAAAGCCCGGGCTATTAACCCAGGCTCATTAGTTTCTGTGTGAGTCAGAAGGAATACTTGATTCCCCCTTTGGCACCATAGCCATTCTCTTTGGCAGTGACCAGGGACAATTCACCGTAAACGCTGACAGATTCGGAGACGGCGACAGCGCCACCGGCTTTACCAGAGAACTCGAGATCGCTAGAGCTGGCTGCATCCACAGCAGAATAAGCAGGACCACCTTGGATGTAGTAGGAAGCGGCACCGTTTTCACCTTCCCAACCGATGTGCAGCTCGTGGAGAGCTGAAGTGTAATCAGAACCGGTGTAGGAAAGGTTGGTTTCCCAATTCAGGTAGGGACCTGCGAAAGCAGCAGGGGTAGATGCGGCAAGGGCTGCAGCTGCTGCAAGTAATTTCTTAAACACAGTCTAAAAAAATAGTAAGACATTCAAAAATGTAGCCACACCTAATCAAAATTCATCTGTAGACGGTCAAAAAACTGACATTTTTATGAGCAAATGTACTCAGTTTTAAGTGGCGCTAGAGTTTTTAGAAGGAGGAACACAAACATGAACCGATTTATTCCGCCTTTTATCGCCTCTTTTCTCACTCTTGGAATGTTTTCACACGCAAAACCTGTGTCAGCACGCTTCGTCTGCGATGCCAAGGATGAACTGATGGCGACTGTTTACAACGATCCTTACTTCTCAGAGCCGCGCAATCACAAACGTAGAGACCAGCTAATCATGAGGATCTTACGTGCAGAGAACGTATGTCCTAAAAAAGATTAGCTGGCCTTATATTAAACAAAGCATTAAACGATCAAAATGGCGAAGGAATTTGACCACCAGTCTGATACGGACGATAAGCAAGAGTCCTGTACTTTAAAGTCAGCTGGGGACGATGCCGATTGTTCCAATCAAGGCGAGCAATCTCAGCCTGATCCTCTTTGTAATATTGGTTGCCCCTGTAAGTTAACTGAGTCATGAGTGCTCCTTTGTACTGACTCAATCATACGAATTTTGTAGCAATTAATACGGTTTATGTAGTAACACTTAATGTTAATACATAATAAAGATTTGGGGCGCAACCTCACCGATAGCGGTGCCGGCAAGGTTGGTCGGTTTCCAGGTGCGAGAAACAGCAAAAATCACACCTCCCCAGGGCCTGACGCTGTTCTTCTTCGGCCCCAGATGTATAATAGATGTATCAACTTTGTTCTGCATGGACCGTGTTATCAAAAACACAGCCGAAAATTATAGGCACGGTCTGCAGTGATTCCGGTACGCTCTCTATTGTTGATCCGTGTCTTGTCAAAAGTAACAGACCCGGTAAGGTCAAATTTCCAAAGTGCAATCTCTACTCTTCGTTCGACACTGAAGTCGGTGATGGAGAGTTTCCAGTCTACGAAATAAGGGATAGCGACGGTAAACTGAGGTGCATAGTTATAGGCATTGAATGAAATACGTTGATCCAGTTAAGAACCCGAACTTATGGCTGGAGATGACAATCCTCAAAATGATTGAGGAGCGTGAGCCTGAAAATAATGAGGCGTTGACAGCAGCAATCAAGGCTATTGTTCACTGGCTTGAGCCTGGTCTAATAGATCAGTTATTCGGTGACTGGATCCAGGTTTACCTAAACCAGCTTGACGAACTAGAAAGCAGTCGAAATATCGCTGATCCGCCGTGTTCTCTAGAACCTTCTGAGGAGTGATCGGCATTATTTCGAAGTGATCTCGGATCTTGTCATCCGGATAAGGAGGTCTGTGCCAGAAGAACTCCTTCGCATCTTCGTTAACCGTCCATTCTGGATGGTATCTTCGCCACCAGCTGAACGCACTGAATTGTTTAGCTGGATTACCAGAAGTGCTATCAATAACAAGAACATCGCCAGGGGCAAGAGCCCAACGGAGGCGAAGTACTTCCATAAAACCTCGTCGGATCGCTTTGATTCCGACCTTTCCATTAAACGCTCCGTCTAAGGATCTTCTTCTTTTATTATTGCGTTTCCAGTACCAATCATTTAGTTGCCGTCGCGACTTTCCAATAGCAAAGCCAGTGTTCCATAACCAAAAGCCTGGTCGGTATTCGCAAACAGGTTGAATAAATATCTTACAAAGATGGTCACCGACGACAAATGTAGTGCTTGTAAACTTGCGGCGTGTTCTATATGACATCGTGGAAGAATTACTAGCGATGATCCAAAGAGACCCAGAACTCTGGGAGCTCATGGAGCAGCTCAAGCATCAAGACGAAGAGCCGTCTGATTTTATTTTAAACGTTGCGGGGATGCTCGCAATCGAGTTTGAAGATCTTCACCGCACAGATCTGAACGACAAGCTGGATGCATTGTTCGGTGGGCTCCCTGCCAAAGCCTTTGAGATGGTGCCGCTGTTTCTGCACATTGCTCTCGATATCTTCATGATGCGAGCGATCCCAGCAGATCATCAAGGGAGATGATCCGTGAAATCAGGATTTGTATTCTGCGACTTCGATAATCGAAACGTGCTTTGCTATACCGAAGATCGGTCCACGGTGCAACTGCTGCCCGTAGAGTCTGCCAAGAATCTTAACAAGGCTATCTGCCTCGGTGATCGAACGGAGATGAAAAACATTCAAGAACGCTTAAAGGCTAGTGACATCATCGATGGCCTCTATATCGTGAACATCGGGACCCTTTACAAGCGCTACTTCTGAATCTAATGCTGAGATATGCATGCGACATTGAGACTAACGGTCTCTTGCACGAACTCGATCGTGTGCATAGCTTGGTCCTGAGAGATCTTGATACAAATGAAGTCATAAGTTGTTCTAATGAAGGTAACTATTTGCCAATACAATTTGGCTTGGCTTTGTTAGAAAAAGCAGACCTAATTGTTGGCCATAATTTCCTTAATTTTGATATGCGAGGGATAGCTAGGGTCTACCCTACATTTAAAATTAAAGAAAATTGTGACATTCACGATACGCTAATTATCAGTCGTGTGTTGTCTCCAGAAATGGAAACTGTTGACGCGCAGAAGTACACTCACATCGATAGTAAATACAAAGGAAGGCATTCATTAGCCGCGTGGGGTGAACGTCTCGGCGTTGAAAAAATAAAATTCACTGAGACGCAGACAAAAAAGACCGGGCCAAAGGAGAGCGTGTGGGAAAGGTGGTCCGAAGAGATGCAGGTCTACTGCGAACAAGACACATTGGTCACCAAAGTTCTATATGAGTACTTCCAGACGCAAGAGCTGGACCCAAGGTGTTTTCAACTGGAGCACGAATTCGCCGCTATCATGACGATGCAGGAGGATTTCGGATTCCCTTTCAATGAAAGAGCTGCGTTCGCGTTGGTCAATACGCTCAAGGCGAGGCGGTCCGAAATTCATGATCAACTTCAAGAAGTTTTTCCGCCAATTGTCGAAGAGCGTGTCTCAGAAAAGACGGGCAAGAAGCTCAAGGACCGCGTCGTTCTATTTAATCCCGGTTCGCGTCAACAAACGGCACAACGTTTACGAGAGCGTTACCCTGAAATTAGTTTCTCCCAAACAGAGAAGGGTAATGTCAAGGTGGACGATGAAGTCCTTGAAAAGCTTGGTGCGAAATACCCGGAAGCTAAGCTCCTCGCTGAGTATCAAACGCTCAACAAAAGGCTTGGCCAGATTGCTGAAGGGAAAGAGGCGTGGCTAACACATAGTCGAGTTTTTGACGATAGTCGTATTCACGGTACAGTTATAACTAACGCATGTATCAGCGGACGCTGTAGCCACCGGCGTCCCAACATGGCCCAAATTCCGAGTGTTGGTCATCAGTATGGGGCAGAATGTAGAGCTTTATTCGTTGCTCCTGTGGGGTGGCTTTTGTGCGGTTCTGATGCCAGCGGTCTGGAGCTGCGTGCTCTTGGTGCTTGGTTAGCACACTTTGATGAAGGTGAATATGCAAAGCTCGTTAGCACTGACGGCTTCGATATTCACACGCACAATGCAAAGTTGTTTGGCATATTTGATGGGCAAGGTGATATTTCAAAAGCGACAAGAGATTTAAGCAAGCGGCTAATCTACGCATTACTTTATGGGGCAGGTTCAAAGAAAGTTGGCAGCGTGATTGACCCAACTTTGAATGAATGGAAGCAGGCTGATTTGGGTAAGGAAACTATCAACACCTTCTACAAAAATCTGCCGGCTATCAAACAATTGAAAGATAAAATCGATGAGAGAATCTCAGAGCGTGGTTATCTGACCGGCATCGATGGACGCCATCTTCAGATCCGATCGAGACACTCTGCTCTAAACCAGCTTTTGCAATCAACTGGAGCAATTACTGTCAAGAAAGCAACCACAATTCTCTACGACGACCTCAAGGAATTGGGATTGCGTTGGGGGCAGGACTATGCATTCGTCGCACACGTTCACGACGAAATCCAATCACTCGTGCGGCCAGAATTTGTGGAGGCTTACCAGACCCTAGCCATTGCTTCGTTCAGA